GTTTTATAGTTATTACCAGTTAAATAAATGGGTGGTTCGTTTTTATATATAAAACTTTTGTAATCTTTCCCAAATATCATTTTATACCTCTGGTTAATTTCGACTCAAGCCAATCCATAAATTCAATTACTCTAAACTGTTTTAAGATTTCGCTTTTTAACTCACTCCATAAAAAGTCTAATTTGTAAAGCTTAAAATTTAATCCACTTTCAATATCTTTAATTTGCTCTTTAGACAATTCGTCAAATGGATGAACTCCGCCGTATAAAAATCTCTCTTTCTCATAAAATTCTTTCACTAAAGTATCTTTCATTCTACATCCAATTTTATTTTTAGTTGAGTTTTACTCTTAACTACAAAACTGTCCTCGGTGAATATAAGCATTCCATTTTGAAATGTCAAGCGAATATCTGCTTCACCGTAACCGGTTCGAGGCACCAGCTCTAAAAGCTTGATAGCCTCGCATAGTAATTCTACTCCGGTTTTATTATCTAATCTATTCAAATTTATATCCCTTGATTTATTCCTTCAAGTTGGAAAACTGCCGAACAGTGACAATTCGTATCCTCCGCCGGATCACCAAACAACCCGGGCGCCTCTGCTTTTAATGAGCCTATATGGAATAGCCCGTTTTTATCCGCTGGCGTACCGTCAAGGGCTAAGTGTTTAGGTCTTGGCTTCCCCACACCGTTATGCTTCCAAACCTTATTAGATTTCAGTCCTAATTTTTCAGCAGAATCAATAGCGGACTTAATACCCTCATTTCTACCCGTTGAGTGCCCTTTGTGCATTTCTGTAAACGTGATTGTTTTTGCCCTTGTCGCTGTCACATTGAACTTTTCCCTTATTCCCTTTGCTATTTGCTGGTAAGATTTGCCCTGAGCTAATCCAGACGCTATATCCTCCCTTGCATTGGTTCTTAGGGCTGTTTCAAGGGTTAATTTAGTGTCTGTTAATAATTTAGCATGATGATTCTTTAAGGCGTCAAGCCATAAGTTATCGGTCATTACAAAATCAATAGACTCTTTGGGTAATATGCCAAAAGATAAACTAATGTCTTTATATGCCGACTGTATAGCGAAAGTAGTAGCCTCATAAGAAGCGGTTAAACTGTTTTTCTTAGCTTGGTTTATTGAGTTGATTATTGGCCTTTGCATATCTGCAATAATCTTTGTTATTTCATTCTCAAGTTTACTTAATCGGTTAAATTTTCTTAGCTCTGTAAGTGTCGGATATTGCCCTGTATTCTCTAAGGCTTTGCTAATCTCATACTGAATATCTTTTAAGGCTTTTTTATATCCCCTTAAAACATTGGCCTCTGTAAGAGAAAACAATTTCTCAAATTCAGAGTCCGCTTTAATCAGTAAGTTTTTAGCTTTACTATTCGACATTTATATCCTTTATCGGGTTGCCTTCATTATCTAGCATTGTTTCGCTATCCGAAACTTTTTCAAGATCAACTAATCCTTGTTCGTCCCGCCTGTTTTTTTCCTTTTCTAATCTTGCAATTTCTTCATCAACATCGTTCACCCACGGATGCTGTTCTAATAATGTCTGTTGGCTTAATTGAGCGCCGGAAGCATTAAGGGCATTAACCTTTTCAATTTCATTAAAGATTGTTGATTTATTGATTGTATAGACTATCTGCTTATAATCGTAATCAGTCCCATCTCTCATGTTTATGTATTCAGTTACATATTGCATGAAGTTTCTTAAAAATAACTTTAGCTTGGTTATCATGCGATTGCATTTCTCGTTTAATGGTTCGTATAGAATCATTAACGAAACACCGGAGGGACTATTGGCAATCTTTTCATCGTTTATATCCACGCCCTCACCAAAATAAAAGATTTCCCTGCGGGTAATATCTAAAAACTTTGTCTTTGCTTCAATGGGGATTTCTGCCTTAATTGTTGTAACATCACCATCGTTGTCGGTTAAAACTACTTTGTTTGTTTTGAGGTTATGCACTAAGAAGCCGATTTCCGTATATCCTTGTCTGGCCTCTGCTGATAAACCATTATATCCTTTTACGTTGTAAAGTAGTTCCTGAAAATCTTCAAGGTCATTACACCAACCGGATTTTACTTTATCGTATGAATCTATTAAGGCTTTGATGCCCGATAAATCAGTTGAATAATCAGAATTATTAGGTAAGCATATAAATGGTACTCTCCCCCACGAATGCCCCTGTTTCGCGCTTGGGCTTTTTGTATTGTAAGCAGTCCAATGAGGTAATAAATAAACGGTTGTATCTGCGGCATAATAATTAGGATCGTGAATATAAGTCCCGTCAATTTGCTGTTCCCAATAAGTCACGTTTTTATCAGTCCACCACTCTACTTTGTATTTGGTAGCCATCGTCTTTCCTACCGGGTCGATAATGTCATATGAATAATACCTAATAACATAAAGTAATTTATCCTGATACTGAGTGTCATAAATGGCTATTATTTGCTCTGCCGGGGTGATAACGTAATTTAGTTCCCCTTCTTTGTTTATGTAAAAATGAAGCCATTCAAGACCCTTGTTTGATGAGCCGGTGAGTAAATCGGTAATCATGTCATTAAATTTCTCGCCCAACTCTTCTAAAAGAACGGTCTGAAATTCTTTGCTTTCAGATATTGCCTTATCTTCTTGAGGTGTTGGGTTATTTTCGTCTTTCACATCCTCAACAGTCAAAGAAACAACAATAGGGTTTCCTGCAATATAAGCAGCCTTTTGATTAACTAAAATCTTGTGGAATAAATGGACTATTTTATTATTGGCCTTAATCTTATCTTCAATCTCATTACCGTCAACAAAGTAAGTGTTTTTATGAGTTAAATAATCGTGCTTTCCTTTGTAGTAATTTACCCCCTGGGACATTGCAAGTTTAATAGGGCTTATTTTATCGGTTTCAATTAAGTCGTCTATCTGTGCGCTGTCAATTAAGGCTTTATCTGCCATTAGCTTGTAGTTAATCATATTTGCCTGTGTAATATACATATTTTCTCCTATGCAAATCTTATTGAGGTTTGCTTCATGTCCGATTCCATCGCATATCTGGTCATGTCGATTGAATGGTTGTCTTTATCCTCAAGTCTTGCTCTTTGATTACCGTCTTTATCAACCTGATAATCTATGCTTTCATATTCCCTTGCTATTTCAGGTGTTCTTACAGGATCGATTACTATTTCTGTTAAATCGTCTAACCATTTTTCGCCATACTCTACGGAACCTTCACCTTTAATTGCCGCTTTTATTCTTATTCCATATTCTTTCATTTCCGCTATTGATTTTGGTTCTGAGCTGTCGGCAATTGTTAAAATGTCCTGATAACCACGTTTTTTAATCTCATTTGCTACTTCCCGATTGCTTAATTTTGTTCCGTATATTTCATCAATGAAGTAAAGCTTTTTTCTCGTTTTATCATAGTGCATCTTACCAAAACAAAAGGCATCCGAAGCATATCCCCAGTCTATCCCCTGCCTTATGTTATCAAAACTTTTTATTTCTTCATCTGTAATCGTTCTAAAAACAAGGTTATCAAACGGGACTATACCGCCGCCGATCGGTTCACCTAAGTACATCCATTTATATTTCTTGGGGTTTAATCTTTTTGTTGACTCTATTTCCTCAAGTGCCTGAGCTGAAAGGAATGGATTATCATAATAATAGGAATGATGTACATAGGTATTTTGGGGAATAAACTTGGTTTCAAACTTTTTATTAAGCCAGTGTTGTTTTCTTTTTGGGGGGTTATATGAATAAAAGAATCTGTATGTCATGTTATTAGGCGAGGTTTCTCTTAAAACAGAATCTATAATAATTTGAAGCTCTTCCTCTGTCTTGAATTGATCTACCTCTTCAAACCATATTTGGGTAATTGGGAACTCGCTTGAGGTTATCGATTTGAAACTACCTGTATTATCAGCGCCTCTAAATATAAATCCATTACCTCTCGCTTTGTAAATTATCCGCATTGGGCTTTTGTAATACTCAAATTCATCCTGCAAACCCATTAAGTTAATAGATTTCTTTAATTGCTGGTAAACTGTATTATAAATATCCTTTTCAACTTTCCTGATAACCAATACGTTTATGGGGTTGTTTATAATGTCGAAATCTTGGCGCTGAGAAATAGATGTACTTTTGGCAGAGTTACGCCCGCCTTTGCAGGCATAATGAGTATATTGCGGGTTATCACACGCCTCCCAAAAGTCCCAAAAAGACTCTAAAACTAATTCGTGTGTCAATAATTCATTAGTTTTCGGCATTCTTTTTTTCTTCCAACTTTGATTTTATGGTGTCCCTTATAACCTTGATTCCGCCCGTATGCTCCATTTCGTGCTTATCTTTCCATTTATCAGGTTGTCTGTTTTTAAGCCAAAAGATGCAAGACGTAGGGTCTGGAGCGTATATCTTTTTAATCTTCTCTTTTATTATCGAGCCTTGAAACTGAGTAATATATAAGTCTTCTTCTTCATATCCAATAGCTCTTTTATATAGAGCCTTTACAACTTCATTATCAGATTTATCCTTACCCCTTTTTAGGGCTAACATAAAATCGGGGTCTTTTTTCCACCTGTTTAGAGTCATTTCGGATATATCAAGAATCATACCAATTTGAACATCAGTACAACCTAATCCAGCAAGCTCTTCAATAACCCTTAAATCAAAATGCTTTTCTTCAAGCCTTTCCATAATGGGCTTTGCAGGTCTGCCTTTTATATTTGTTTTCTTTCGTGGCATTATTTTTGCTTGGTTTGCTTGTCGGTTTGTTCCCAAGCCCAAACGAAGGCGTCAATAAACACTTTCCTGTTTAAC